CCGGAATTTGGTGGCGGATTTCTTGAGGATGCCTCGACTTATGGATTCGACTCCTAGGGTTAGGGAATACTATGTCAGTAAGGTGCATGCGTTGGGGGCGCCGAAGCGCCAGGAGACGGCGCCTGAGTTGTTGTCTGCTGCCGCTGCGCGTACGTTGGCGGCGCCGAAGATAGCTCTTCCGCAGGACGATAGTGTTCTGATACCTCAGATTTGGGACAAGTTTCTGGACACGGTATGTGTGGCGGGTGCTAGGGATAAGTTGGCTTCGTATGCTGCAGATCCGGTTGCCCTTGAGGAGGGTAGTTTCCGTGATTGGATGTCACAGGCGAAGCCTTCCGCTTTGGTGGCAATACGTCGGAAGCTGGAGGAGGATTCCTCTGCATTGGCTGAGATGGACGTAGGTGACTATCTTATGATGTTGAAGGCTGATGTGAAGCCGCCTTTGAGTGATAAGCCGTTGCGTAGCCGGATCGAGCCGCAGGTTATCGTCTACCATGAGAAGTTATTGTCTTCACTTTATAGTTCTATCTTTCGTGTTCTCGTGAGGAGATTTTTGTCGTTGTTGAAGCCTGAGATTCATGTTAATTTGCTCAAGGATACGAAGGATATTGGAAAGTTCATAGCGGCCAATCATCCTTATGGGGAGCGGTTGACTTTCTTGGAGAACGATTTTTCCAAGTATGATAAGTCTCAGGATGCGTTTGCGTTTTCCTTGGAGCGTTACGTGTTTGAGGCTTTGGGTATGAATTCCGCCTTGTTGGATAGGTGGGTGGAAGGGCATGTGGATTGTTCTATTCGTTCGTTGTCGACGGGGATAAGTTTGCATGTGCGTTATCAGCGTAAGTCTGGTGATGCGACTACTGCAGCGGGTAATGTTATTTTGAACATTTTGAGTGTCGTTTATGCTTATTCGCCGTCTGATGTTGTGTGGGCAGTCTTCATGGGCGACGACTCTTTGGTGGCTTGTAGGGCTGTGGGAACGGTGGACTCGGCTGTGCAGACTTTGGCAGAGATATTTAATCTGTCCGCGAAGATGTACATAACTGGGGCTCCGTACTTCGCCTCGCATTTCGTTGTCATCGGTGAGGAAGATGTGTATATGGTACCTGATCCGGTTAAGTGGATAGAGAAGAGGTCGCAGCCTGTTTCTGCTGAGGATCCTGGTTGGCATGAAAAGTATGTTAGCGTTAGGGATGCGTGTTCCGTTTATTTGCGGCAGGCGAGTACGGTCACGCTGGGGCGTATGGTGTCGCAGAGGTATCCGTTGAGTGAGGTGAGTGCGAATCGTTTGTCTGCTGCGATCGCTACGGCTATATCAACGGAAGAGAGGTTTCGCGGGTGTTATGAGAGAGACGCGGTGAAGTTCTTTTATTAGTTGTTAGTTGGTTGATCTAGGGTGAGGATCGTTAAGTTATCACTCGTTACATTCGTT